TTTGCCTGTTCGTGCCCAGTAGTATTTTCTGTTGCGAAGCCAGAGATCTCGTCAAGAACAACAACAAGGACGTTGTAACCCTCAAACGCTTCTCTTTCAGAGTGACCTGAGTACACTGTTATTGATTTATCAAATTTAATTTCAGACGCCTTAGACTCGTATTTGCCAGCGAACCAAGGGGACCTGTCGATTCTTGTTTTAAATCCCTTAAAGAAAACATTTTGTGCTTGTTGAGAGTTGATTGCAATATTAATAATATCAATTGAATCCCCAGGAGGCTTGCCATAATATGTAGCTGGATTCTTTAAGCATAGCAAAAGGTGTACTATGTACGCCACTGCAATTGTTGAGCAGTAGTCTTTTCCAGACCCTTTTCCTAATTGAGCAACAACTTCAGTGCAAGTTTGATTGTAGGTTCTAGCTCCTTCTTCTTCTCCAAAAAGCTTTTTGAGTGTTGACTCTTTATACACTTGTGAGCTTTTTTCAATTAAAGTATATTGTAGATCAGATAATGGTGGTAGGCCAAGGTAATCTGGATGTGTTACAAATGTCTGTAAATCTACTGGCTTTTCTTCAAACTCTTCGCCATCTAATATATCAATTAAATCAGAAAAATCAAACGACATCTGATGACTCTATAACTACTGCTTCTACAATACCAGTAATTTGAGATAATCTTTTTGCCACCTCAAGCTTACATTTGGGGCATCCAGCAGTAACCTCTTTTAAGATTCCAACAAGAACTTCTTGCTTGCGTTCTGTCTCTGCAATTTGTGAAGCTATCTGCGTGTTCTCTAGAACTCCAACAGACTGAAGCATTGCTATTCTTTTAGTTTCTATGTCTGCAATTAACTTTAGGGCTCCAGCTTTAACACTTAGTTGCCCGCTTAGATCAGCATCCTCTACGGTCTTCCAGGCCTCTTTAATAAGCATTGCATAATGTTGATCAGCACCAGAGATTGCTTCTCTTGCTCTATCTCTTATATTAGAGTCATTGTGCACTACCGTCTTCCACTCATCAATAAACTCTAGGACTTCTTTTCTGGAGAATCCTGTAGCTGTTGCTATCTGCGTGGCAGAATTGCCCTTGAGTAGTTCCTCAACGACTTTATTCATGCGGTCAAAATGTACTGCTGGCTCTATATCGCTCATATATCTATTATAGCATATCCTAGTTGACTAAGACTGATTAGAGATTTTTAGAAGAATTAAATAGCCAATTAGATCATCTATGTCATTGTCTCCAGCAAATCCCTGGTTATTCTTAACTCTATTTAGCTTATCATCAATTCTAACTTTAAGTTGCTCTTTTGAGTCCGCCGTTGAAAATATTCTTGCTGGATCTAATGCTGAATTACCATAAGATATGTTTTTATTAATAAGCAGGTGTGCAATAGAAAGACATGTATTTAAAATATTATGTCCAGCTGGTGCACCAACTGCATGCAAATAAAGGTCCTCGTATCTAAATTCTTTTGAATCTTCAAACACTGGATTCAATCTGACTGCTCCTCTAATCATTCCATCTCCTTGTATAATTGTTTAAGCCCTTTTAGTGTACCTATGTCCATATACTTACCTCCTGGCTTAGCCGCCCTTATATCTAAATTCATATCCACCCATTCTTGTATTTGTTTTCCTGGATGGTCTAAGTTTACATCTATATATCTTATCAAATTTTTGCGAAATAGCATAGTCCCCCACATGTATGGATATTCACAGTCAGCCGTTTTGTCCATAGAAGAAAGAACTTTATTTCCAGATAGCAATACCTGTCCTACCCTGCCCTTTAAATCTTCTCCACACTCCCATACTCCAAGCACAAGATCTCCTGCTGTATTTATCATTTCTTTATAAATATTTTTTTGTGTATTACAAATGTAGGTGTCTGGCATTCCCACAAGCACGGTGTCGTTATAGCTACCAACCATATACTTAACTGCATCTGACATGGTTGAGGGCTCACGTACCATAATCTTAACATTCATATCCATGTTTTGAATTATTGGAACCCATTCAGAACGTGTGGAAATTCTTACTTCATCGCAAACTTCAAGCATCTGTTCCACGTGCCACTGTATTAAAGATCTTTCATCAGATATTGGGAGACAGAACTTTGGTATTCCTCCAACTCTAGAAGCTTTTCCAGAAGCTGGTAGCACTCCTATAGTAGCCATTCTTGAGACCTTCTTCTATTTAAAGACCAATCATTTGATAATTGAAAATTATTTTCTGCTTTAAAATCATAATACTCTTTATTTTTTAAAAATGTTTCATGGTTTCTATTCATTAAATTTGAATCACTATTAATAGTTTGGCTTCCAGATTCAGGTTTTGTTTTTATTGATGTTGCTACAATAGTTCCTTCTGGGCAAAGCCTCAGTACTCTTTCATTGAAATCATTGTCCTCAAAATATATTGGATAAAAGTACTCGTCAAATAGGCCGACTTCTTCTATAACATTTTCACCAACAGAAAAGCATCCGTAGGAATCATCTGTTAAAATAAGTTTGTCGGAGCCGCTTGCCTCATCTATTTCTCTTAAAGAACTTTCTCCCCAAACTGTATCGGCTGAAGCAAACAGCCAGTAATTTAAATGTGGGTATAGCTTTATTCCTAAATTCCACGATGCAGACATTCCTAAATTAGCTGGCATGTTTAAAACAGTTACATCCTTGTCAGTCTTGTATCCGTTGCCGTTGTCTATTACTAATATGTTTTCTACTGGATAATTTATGTTTTCTAGCATGTTATCTAGTAGGTCATATCTATTTAATATAGGAATAATAATTGCTGGTATGCTCATCTTTTTTTAATTAATCCAAACTGCTCTAGGTATCTTTGTATAGTCATAGCAGACACCTGACACTCTTTTCCTATCTCCGTAACAGTTTTCTTTTGAACTACATATCTTCTATATAGCCACTCTTTGCTTTGATAAAGCTTCATCGCTCTGTCAAAACTTTATTTGCATAGTGTGCAATTCCAAATGAATCTGCTACATCAAAATCTTCTAAGGCCAGATCATACTTTTTATTAAAGTAATCCACAGTTCTTTGCTTCCTCATGTTACGTATTTTGTTCTTATACCATGAATCTGCATATCCTGGATTGACTAATCTTATCGCAGACTTCTCATCCTTAGTAGGATTTTTGTTGCCAATGTACGCCTGCCATGCGGTAGGGCTAATTGTAATAACCTTAGCGCCAGTAGACATAAGCTCAGCAATAACAACTCCGTAGACATATGACAATTTTATCACAGCATCTGGAGATCTGACAAGCACGGCACCCTCAACTACTATGTAATCAGACTTTAGCTCTTCTAGCATTACGGACATCTTTACTTTAGCATCGTATATCTTTTCAAAGATATCGTTGCCAGAAAGATTTATCTTTCCCCACTTTAATGGAACATCATTTTCCATTAAGCAAAATGCAATAGAATTTGTAGAAGCGTCTATACCAAGAACACGGTTAGCCTTGGCCTTTATCAATTCACCCAATTTCATCTAGCATATCCAATATCTTAGAGTTTAATTTAGAAGAACTATTTTTTTCACATATTGAGCATGAAGATCCTTGGTTATATCTACTCAGTTTACCCTTGCATTTAATACAATTTCTTATAGATCCATTTCTTATGGCTTTCTTTTCATAATATTTTTCCATAATTCTTTTGTTAGTTGCAATCCTGCAACACTCATCAGAACAATATTTTTGATTATGTGTTTTAGACTCAAACTCTATCGTGCATTCTTTTCTGTAGCATTTCATAGACCATCGGCCTCATATAACTCTATTTGAACTTCTCCAAGTGGTGTGTCTTTGCTATAGCATTCTTTTTTAACTGGGCAGTATGTACATGGCATCTTAGACTTAGTTGCACCAGCTGGCCTCATTGGAAGCCCACCATTTTGAAAGTTATCCCAAACTTCTTGCATCCATAAAAATGCGTCTTCAATAATCTTTTTATTCTTATCGTTCATAGAAATAGGTATAATTAAAATCTCTTGAGTGTTTTTATTTTCATACAGAAAGAATCCCTCTTTGGCATTTTTTAGCTTCATGTATGTTAAAAGCTGAAGCATGTGATTTGTACTAGACTTCATCTCGGACTGTCTTGTGTCCCACACTTCTTGCTTTGCAGTTTTAATTTCACCAATAACTGTCTCGCCATCATATTCCATAATAAGATCTATGAATCCCCTGATAGGAGGGTACTCATTAATAATTTCTTCTTCTTCAGATCTCCATTCAGGCATAGTAGCAATTAACTTCTGAAGCCTTTCGTGAGCCTGCGTTCCTTGAGCCATGTTAGCTACTGCAACCGCATCGTTATCATCAATAAACATTGCGCCACTAAAAGCCATGTACCAGTATCTAGGACACTTGCCATGTCCGTACCCAAGCGAGCTTGGACTAAAAGATTTCTTCGTCATCTCTCCATCTGCTCGCTTTGTATTCCTATAAGATTCATCAAGAAGCTGTGCAAATTTTTCTGGGTCAAAGAACTTTCCAGTATGCTTCTTGAACTTAAGGTTCTTTACAATATCTCTACCCATTAGGAGTTGTACCTAACGACATACTTAAGTGCATCTACAAGTTTGTCTATGGACTCCTTTAAAGAGTAATACACGTTCTTCTTATTATTGTTTGTTGTTCCAGCTTTATCTTTTGCAATAGTAGAATAGTAAGATGCCA